AATTTAGAAGCTGGCAGAAATATCAACATGAAAGCATCTGCTGTACATGAAACAGGAGGCGGCAACTTTCGTGTAGACACAGAAGCCAATACTAGATTTTTTGTCAAAGGCGATACAAAAATTACCACAGAAGGTGAAGTTCATATTGCTACACTTATGAGCAATCATATAACTTCTTCAATGGACAATAATTTTAAAAGCATATTGTCAACTTATATTCAGTCGAGTACAGATACTCATTTAAAAGCTGGAACTAGTATTAACATTCAGTCTGATACAAGCATGGATATTAAGTCGGGTGATGCGATGCAGGTAACAGCAGGAGGCGACGGAAGCTGGGGAGCTGCCAATTTAACATTCACCGGTGGCGCTATTAACCTAAACGGACCCGAAGCAGCAGACGCAGCAGAAGCCACAAAATCAACCGCAGCCACTCCTACACTAGCACTAGGCATTACAGGAAATATAGTAATAAATCCAAATCAAGCAGAATGGATCAGTGATAGGTACGATACGTATACTCCGTTAGACAGCATTATGTTTAGAATACCCATGCATGAGCCTTGGCCTAATCATGAAAATTTAGATCCACTTTCTTGGAAACCCGATCTAACAGATAGAGAGCAAGCTGGCGGCGGCGAAGACGGTCTAGCAGCAGGTGGCGATGCTGGTGGCGATCCACCACCAGAGGAAGAATAAAATATGGCAAAATTATACAATCAACAATCAGTGGCAACTAACAAAGCCACAACAGCTCAAACAAGTTCTAGTTTTACCTACAGAGGATTTAGCTCTAATGAAGTAAAAAATAACTTTAAACTCTATGATATCAATTTAGTTAAACGAGATTTAATGAATCATTTTTATATTCGTAAAGGTGAAAAATTAGAAAATCCTAACTTTGGAACTATTATTTGGGATATGCTGTTTGAAAATTTCACACCCGAAATTAAAAAAATGATCACAGAGGATGTGCAACAAATTATTAATTACGATCCACGAGTTAAGGTTAATTCGCTGACTATTGATACTACAGATATGGGAATCCGTATACAAGCAGATGTAGTTTATTTGCCCTTTAATATCAATGAGCGTATGACTTTTGACTTTGATAAAAAGAATAATATTGTTAACTGACCACTTTATTTTTTAAGGTAAATATGATATCAGGGCGTTAAAATGACAACTACTACAAGACAAACAAATTTAATTATTAATCAGGATTGGACAAGGATCTATCAGACCTTTAAAAATGCTGACTTTAAAAGCTACGACTTTGAGAATCTTCGTCGAGTTATTATCACATACTTACGTGAAAACTATCCAGAAGACTTCAATGATTATATTGAAAGCAGTGAATATCTTGCCCTGATTGATGCTATTGCTTTCCTTGGTCAAAGTCTTGCTTTCCGTATAGATCTTGCTAGTCGCGAAAACTTTATTGAATTAGCTTCTCGTAGAGAAAGCGTCCTTAGAATAGCTCGCATGTTGAGTTATAATGCTAAGAGGAATGTCGCCAGCAAAGGTCTATTAAAGTTTGATACTGTAAGCACATCAGAAGCTCTACTAGATGCCAACGGAAAAAATCTAGCACGTCAAACAATTATTTGGAATGATCCTACAAACTCCAACTGGAAAGAACAATTTGTTGCTGTTCTAAATGCCGCTATGGCTGACAATACAGAATTCGGCCGCAGTCAAGGTAATTCTACAATACAAGGAGTTCCTACAGAACAATATCGTTTTAGAACAGCTAATAGAGATATTCCTATATTTTCCTATGAGAAAAACGTTGCCGGGCGTAGCATGCCGTTTGAACTAGTAAGTACAGCATTTAAAGGCAGCGAAGAAATCTACGAAGAGCCTCCAGTTCCCGGCAATCAGATTGGATTTGTTTATAGAAATGATGGTAAGGGGACATCAAGCCCTAATACCGGATTTTACTTTATGTTCAAACAAGGTAGTTTAGAACTTGCTGATTTTTCAGTAGCAGCTCCTACCACTAACGAAAAAGTTTCAGTAGATGCTAACAACATTAATAATGACGATGTTTGGTTATTTTCTTTAGCATCTAACGGTGCCCAACAAGATCAATGGACTAAGGTTTCAGCTCTTGCAGGAAATAATATTGCTTATAATTCTATAGAAAAAAATATTAGAAATATCTATGCAATATCTACAAAAAACAACGATAGGATAGATTTAGTTTTTGCCGACGGAGTGTATGGAAACCTACCGCAAGGACCATTCCGTGTATATTATCGTACAAGTAACGGATTATCCTACAGTATTTTGCCTAATGAAATGCGAGGAATTAATATTAATATTCCGTATGTAAGCAAATCCGGCACCAGACAAACACTCAGCATTAGCATGAGTTTAAAATATACAGTTAGCAATAGTGTTCCTGCTGAAACAGTTGAAAGCATTAGAACAAAAGCGCCTGCTCAATATTATACACAAAATAGAATGATCACAGCGGAAGATTACAATCTTGCACCGTTGACTAGTAGTCAAGACATTTTAAAAGTTAAAGCAGTTAATAGAACCAGCAGCGGCGTGTCTAGAAATTTTGACATCATTGATGCCAGCGGAAAATATTCCAGTGTAAATGTTTTTGCTGATGACGGCTTAATATACAAACAAGAAAGCGAAAAAAGTCTAGCATTTAAACCAATCAATAGAATTGATTCGGTTAATTTTATTAGACAGAGTATAGAACCATTGTTTACTAGCACAGGTGTTTATAATTACTATTTTACAAAATATGATAAAATTTTGTTTACTGATAACAACACTACTTGGACACAAATTACCAATGATGTAAATGAAAGCACAGGATATTTTTTAAATGCTATTGATTTAACATTACAAAAAGTAGGCGGATACACAACCAATACTTTAAAATATGTAACGGCTGGTTCATTAATAAAGTTTGTACCTCCTGCAGGAAAAAGTTTTAAACGTGGTGAATTAGTAACAACTAATGTGTTAGATCCTGATCAAACTGATCGTATGTGGACAAAGATTATTAGGGTAGTTGGAGATGGTACCAACGCTAATAGAGGTGTATTAAGTACAGGTAAAGGTCCTATTGTGTTCAACGATGTTATTCCAACAGGTGCTATTGCCGCTAGGATTGTTCCTAAGTTTGTTAATAATTTGCCTGATGCATTAGAAACACAAATTGTTAATCTTTGTGCAGAAAATAAAAACTTTGGATTAAGATTTGACTTAACAACTTCCACATGGAAAATTATTACAGCTCCTAACATTGATTTGATTAATGCATTTGCATTAGGTAAAGCAGGAGATACAACTAACAATAACGTTGACACTAGCTGGTTACTGTCATTTACAAAAGAAGCCGACGAATATAAAATTCGTGTAAGAATTTTAAATTATATTTTTGGTAGTCTTGAACAGAATAGGTTCTATTACGATTCGGGACAAAAAATTTATGACAGTAAGACCGGAAAAGTAATTAAAGATCAAATTAGAATTTTAGGTATAAATCCTAAACCTACAGACACTGCTCCTATCAAAGAATCTTTGATATTCGAAGTAGACGATTCAATTAAATTCGAAGATGGCTTTCAAAGTTCAGAAGAAGTGCAGATTGCATTTGCTGATAGAGACGATGATGGCATAATTGATAATCCTGATGCATTTGAACAAATTGTTGGCAGCGATCAAGATTTAAAATATTTGTTCTTCGTTGAAAACAAAGACACATTTGGCAATGTTGTCTACAGTTATTTTGATAACAGTCAAGAAGTTATAAAAATAAGACAACAAGAAAATGCAGTTAGTGTTACAGACTTCAACGACGGAGATCTAGTATATTTTTACGATAGTGCAGAAGATCGAGTTAAGCGTGTAGATTATACATCAAACTCATTTATATTAGAACCTACATACAATGCTAATATTGGCAGATCGAGATTAAATTTTCAATACATTCATAATGCCAATGTAGATCGTAGAATTGATCCTAGTGTAAGCAATATTATTGATGTTTATCTATTAACAAAATCCTATGATAATAGTTTTAGAAAATATCTATCCGGTGGTCTATCAACTAAACCAGAAGCGCCGAATAGCGATAGTCTAAGAATAAGTTTTGGTAGTGCCCTAGGAGAAATTAAATCAATTAGCGATGAAATCATTTATCATCCTGTAAACTACAAAGTATTATTTGGATCAACAGCTGAATATGCCCTTCAAGCACAGTTTAAAGTAGTTAAAAACCCTAACAAAACAATCAATGATAATGATTTAAAGGTAAGAATTGTTTCTGCTATCAATGATTTCTTTGACGTTGCTAATTGGGACTTTGGAGATAGATTCTATCTAGGTGAATTAATCACTTATATTACCAATGCAGTTAGTCCGGATCTAAGTAACTTAGTAATCGTTCCAAGACAGCCAACACAGAGTTTTGGTAGTCTTTTTGAAATTCAAAGCGCCACAGATGAAATATTTGTTAGTGGAGCAACAGTAGATGACATTGTTATTGTAACTGCAATCTCGGCATCAGAGATTCGTGTAAGTGCATCAAATATTGTATCATCATAATCAAGGTATAAGAAATGGCAGATCAAATTTTCCCTCAAAGCGGACTTCCTATTAGAAGAACCGTTGACCTATTGCCTCAGGTATTTAAAACAGAAACCAATGATAAATTTATGGCTGCTGTGGTTGATCCTTTGGTTCAACCTGGTGTTCTACAAAAAACAACAGGGTATATTGGTCGTCGTTGGGGGAAAACATATAATAGTTCTGACATTTATCTTGATGATGACACTACATTAAGAAGCAGATATCAACTTGAGCCGGGCGTGGTAATTAAAAACGAGCAAGGTAATGTTGAGAATTTTTATGACTATATTGATTTTAAAAATCAATTACAGTTTTTTAACAACTATAATGAGCGTGATGATAAAATCACCAGCCAAGAGCATTACAGCTGGACTCCTCCGATTGAATGGGATAAGTTTGTAAACTTTCGTGAATACTACTGGGTTCCTAGCGGACCTCCCAGTGTAAAAGTTTTAGGCCAAGGCAACGACATTGTTAGCACGTACAGAGTAAGACAAGGCACAACGTCTACTTGGATTTTTTATCCTGATGGATTAACAAATAATCCTACAATCACTCTTTATAGAGGACAAACTTATAAATTTAATGTTAATAGTCCTAGAGAAGGTTTCTTTATTAGAACTGCCTACGATACCGGCAGTTTAAAATATAGACCAGAACTTCCTTATATTCCAAATCAACTAGCAGTATATGACGGCAAGTTGTGGAGGGCCAAAACTTACGTTAACGCCAGTGTTGATGGAACAATTACGGAAGGACCGGACTGGGAAATAGTTGAAGATAGTGTACAAACATCTAAGTTTGATTACTCGTCAGGGATCACTAATAACGGTACAACCAATGGTACAGTTACATTTGAAGTTCCTTTTGATTCCCCTGATATACTTTATTATCAAAGTGCAATTAATCCTGATAGATTTGGTAGATTTTTAATTCAAGATATTGACAGCAATACCAGCATTGATATCGATAAAGAAATCACAGGAAAAGAAACCTATACAAGTAGCAACGGAGTTGAATTCACCAACGGGCTTATTGTAAGATTTGGTGGAAATGTCACTCCTAAAAAATACGCAAAGGATAATTGGTTAGTTGAAAAAGTTGGGAGATCTATCGAATTAATTAAGTTCTCATCTTTAGAAGTTCCAATTATCACCAGTCAAGTCCCAGAAGTTATTTTTGATAATACAGGATTTGATACTGATCCCTTTGATGATGCCACAGCTTACCCCGGGGAAAAAGATTATATTACTATTTGTAGGGCCAGCATTGACAGCAATCCTTGGTCTAGGTATAATCGTTGGTTCCATAAATCTACATTAGAACAAGCCCATAAACTTAACGATAGTGATTTTGAAGCCGGTGATAGTTTTAGAGCCAAGCGTCCAATTATTGAATTTAGACCCAACCTACAATTATTTAATCACGGAAGTGTTGCTAAAACTCCTGTTGATTTTATAGACACATTTACTACTGATGTATTTTCAACAATTGAAGGCAGCGAGGGTTATAGTATTGACGGTGAGTTTTTATATAACGGTGCAAGAATATTAGTAATTGCTGATACTGATACATTAGCAAATAATAAAATATATCAAGTTAGTTTTATTACTCACAACAATCGTAAACAAATAGCATTAAAACTTGTAGACGATTCTGAACCTTTGCTAGGCGAAGGAGTGTTGGTAAGATCTGGCAATGCAAATAAAGGCTTGATGTATTATTTCAACGGAACAAATTGGATAAAAAGTCAAGACAAAACTAAAGTAAATCAACGTCCGTTGTTTGATATCTTTGACGTTAACGGAATTAGTTTTGGTAATTCAGATTCTTATCCAGTTAGCACGTTTCTTGGAACTCCAATTTTAGAATATAAGATTGGTAACAGTGTTGCTGACAGTGAATTAGGTTTCAGTTTAGATTATCTAAACATCGATAATGTTGGAGATATACAGTTTAAATTTAATCTTGACTCTGACTCATTTACCTATTCATTAAATCAACAAACAGTTACAGTTAATCTAAACACTGGATTTTATAGATTTAATCCTTTAGATGATTTTGGAAATTCGTGGACTACAACAGACGCTGAGTATCTGCAACCAATTTTAGATAGTAAGATTATTACAGAAGTAACAACTTCCGTAACACTAACAACAGTAAATTGGGAATTATTCAATGATGCTGAATCTAAAATTTTATTTTATTTAAATGGCATACATTTTAAAGAAAGCTACACACGAGTAGAAGGAACATTTACGTTTGCAAATAATTTTGCTGTCAATGATGTATTGTCAGTTAAAATTTTTACAAACTTAGATCCTGATCAAGGATATTATGCAATACCACACGGACTTGAAAAAAATCCGTTAAACACAGAATTAAAAACTTTCACATTAGGGCAGGCTATCGATCACCTTAGTTTTGCACTCGATGTTGATTCTAGATTCAGTGGAATTTATCCCGGCAATAGTAATCTTAGAAACATAGACGGATATCAAACCAACGCTATAAGATTTTTAAAACATTCCGGAGTAGCCCCTCTGGCTATTGATGTTCTTTGTGACAAAAATACAAATCTTATCAAAGCTCTAAGATATAATTCTAGATCTTATTCAACATTTAAAAATGAATTTATTACAAGAATAACAGAAACAATGCCTGAAAATAATATTGCAGACTTTGTAGATACTGTTATTTCTAATATGGGATTAGCCAAAGATATATCAAATCCTTTCTCCGGAACTGATATGATCGGCAGTGGCGCCCATACTGACATCGACTATACTGTTGAGGATGAAGGTATTAAAGTATTTGCTCTAAGTCAAAAATTTAATTTAACAGATCTTAGCGATAGAGCAGTTTATGTTTACTTAAATGATATTCAACTTATTAACGGATCAGACTATACGTTTGACGACACTTTTGGTTTTGTAAGATTGTCAGTGACATTAACAGAAGGCGATTCTATCAAGATAAAAGAATATGTTTCTACCGCCTTTAACTATATTCCTTATACTCCTACAAAATTAGGTTTATATAAAAAATATCTACCACAGAAATTTCTTGATGATACATTTCAAACACCTAGAGATGTAATTCAAGGTCACGATGGCAGTATCATTACTGCATTTGATGATTATAGAGATGATGCTATTTTAGAATTAGAGCGTAGAATCTATAACAATATCAAACAAGAATACAATCATACATTATTTGACATAGATGCAATCTTTGGCGGATATTACGGAAATGCACTCTATACCAAACAAGATTTAGATGCAATTGTTGCTCCAGACTTTTTACGTTGGGTATCTAATACAGATATAGATTATACAAATAATGATTTGTACTTTGACAGACAAAATAGTTTTACCTATACCTATAGTAATATGACAGACCCTACAGGTCTAAAAAATCTTCCAGGTTACTGGAGAGGTGCATATCTATGGTTTTATGATACTTCACGTCCACATACCTGTCCGTGGGAAATGTTAGGATTTAGTGAAAAGCCTGTATGGTGGGAAAGCGAATATGGACCGGCACCATATACTTCTGGTAACTTAATACTATGGGAAGATATTAGTCAGGGTATTATTCGTCAAGGTCCACGTGCAGGCACCTATGATCGATATGCTAGAAAATCAATATTGAGTCACATTCCTGCCGACGGCGATGGTAAATTATTAAGCCCGTTGGATTCTGGTATGGCTACAAACTATACTTTGGTTAACAATAAGGGAGATTATAAACTAGGAGATATTAGCCCTTCGGAATTTGCCTGGAGATCTAGTTCAGAATGGCCATTCTCTGTTATAGTAGCATTATCATTATTAAAGCCTTTTGAATTTATCACTGACAATTTTGATAAGTCTAGAATGACTGTTAATAAATTAGGTCAAACGGTTTTTAGTGATACAGGAATATTTGTTAAACTGTCAGACATGCAAGTTCCTACAGTGGGTAAAACCAAAGTATCTGGATTAATATCTTTTATTTCTAGTTATATAAAAAGTAAAAATTTAGATCCCGAACAGTTAATAACACGTATTAATAATTTAGATGTTAAGATATCATCTAGAATTTCTGGATTTGTAGATCAAACTGAACAAAAATATTTGTTAGACAGTAAAAATCCTAGCTCAACATCAAGTAGTATCTATGTTCCTAACGAAAACTATGACATTATTTTTAATGTTAGTTCCCCAATTGCTAGTCTTGTTTATAGCGGAGTCTTAATTGAAAAACTAGCAGAAGGTTGGAAGGTAAGAGGATATGATAACCAATTATCGTATTTTAATTATTTTGAACCTATTGCCAGCAGTACAGATCCGTTAACTAGTGTTGGCGGAGTTAGTGCAAAATTTTATGATTGGGCCCCAGATAAACTTTACAGCAATGGAGATATTGTTAGAACTCAAAATGTCTATTATCGTGCTTTAAAATCTCATACCAGCACTAGCACATTTGATAAAGCATTATGGAAGATTTTACCCAAGTTACCCGTGGTTGGTGGCGTGGATGCTTATTTTAGAAAAACATTTAATAAACTTAAAACTAAAAAAATGTATTATGGGACAGTTTTAACAACTGTACAAGATGTTGTAAATTTTATGTTAGGTTATGAAGCCTATTTAAAGTTTATAGGGTTTAATTTTGATCGTTACAACTCAGAAACACAAACAGCATACAACTGGCAAACTAGCTGTAAAGAGTTTTTATTCTGGACAAAACATAACTGGGCCGTAGGCAGCTTATTAACACTAAGTCCTAGTGCTGAAGAAGTTGATGTAAACATACTAAGCGGTGTTCCAGATAATTTATTTGACAGTTTTTATGACTACGAAATTTTTAAAAGCGACGGCGCTCCACTATTACCTATATTCTTAAATGTTAAGAGAGATTTTCAAAAGGTTGCTGTTAGCACAGTGAATACCAACGACGGTATATATTTCTTAAAATTAAATTACGTTTTAAAAGAACACGTTGTATTGTTTGACGATCGAACAGTATTCAATGATGTTATATATGACAAGACTACCGGGTATCGCCAAGAAAGAATCAAGAGCCGAGGATTCCGCACAGTTGACTGGGACGGAGATTACACTAGCCCAGGATTCTTGTTTGACAATGTAAACATTCAGCAATGGGGTCCTTATACTGATTATCGATTAGGAGACATTGTATCTTATAAGTCGTACAATTGGGTAAGCATACAAAACCAACAAGGTTCAGAAACGTTTGATGATACTGTTTGGTCAAAGTTAGACACTGATCCTAAGAAAGGCCTAGTTGCTAATTTTGATTATAGAATTAATCAGTTCCAAGACTATTACGAATCTGATGCAGACGGTCTAGGCTCTAGTCAACGTGATCTAAGTCGACACGTTATAGGTTATCAAACTAGAGAATATCTACAAGCCATGGCTGAAGATAATGTTAGTCAGTTTAGAATCTATCAAGGATTTATTAGAGAAAAAGGAACAGCTAACTCTGTTACTAAAGTATTTGAAAAATTAAGCAGAACCGACAGCGGTAGTATTGAACTAAATGAAGAATGGGCTTTCCGTGTTGGTAGACTTGGCGGCACCGCGCAATCAATAGAAACAGAATTTAGAATTCACAAAAACGATTTAAAATTAAATCCGCAACCTATTCTACTAGCACCGACTGACACGGCCACTGATGTATTAGATTTATATCTTCGTGTACCAGTAAATGATTTTACAATAGCAACAGCTCCTTTTAATAGGGATGTAAATCCTGTTAAAAAATATACATTAACTCCGAGAATTGCTGGATATGTTAGTGTATTAGATGTTGATTATATTCTTCCTACAAGAGATGATATTTTAAAACTTGATATTACTAAGTTTGAAGAAAATACACAAGTTTGGATTACCTTTGAAGAAAATTCGTGGACAGTATTACGATACAATATTGAAAAATTATTATTCTTAACAGATTTAAATGTTAATAAGACCAGAGTAGAACTTGTGGTCAACAGACCACACGGACTAAGTGTTGGAGATATTTTTGGTATTAGAAATGTGCAAAATCTTCAAGGCTTTTATAAAATAACCGAAATTCCTAATGTAAATGCCTTGGCGTTTCAACTATCTAAAGATGCTAAAGATCCTAAGTGGGAGCCAAGCACAGTGATAAATCTTGAATTGTTTAATGAAGCAAGATTTTCATCTTATCAAAGTTTAGACCTTGACAAGATAGCTGCCCTTACAGACGGTTCTAAACTTTGGATCGATAAAAATGAAACTAATAGATGGGAAGTTGTAGAAAAACAAAGTCAGTTTAAGGTCACAGATCTTGCAGAATACGGAATATCTACCCCTATTAATAACGGTAAGTCTGTAGTATATTCTGATACCTTGGCACAGATTATATCGTCAATGCCTGGCAGTAACATGGTAGTGGCTTATCTAGAAAGAGCCGAAGGACTTAAACCGTTCCAAACATTATTAAAACCAAATAATATAAGCAGCGCAGTTGATAAAGTGTTCGGTGAAACACTAGCAATTAGTCCCGATGGACGTTGGCTTGCAGTTGGATCTCCAAATGCCAGCGGTGTTAAATCAGATTACCAAGATATTTTTGTTCCATCAGCTTCTTACTCCGAAGGAGATATTGTATTATATCAAGGCAGATTGTGGAGAGCTAAAACAGATATCGTTGCCGACGGTAGTACAATAAATCTAGCCAATGACAATTGGGAAACAGTAACAATAATTACGGCCAATGATCAAGGAGCCAACTCCGGCTACCAAAAACAAGGTGCTGTTACAATGTATGAATGGAGCGGCCAAAATTGGGTAGAAAAATTTACCTTTGTTAGTCCGCGCCAAGATGCTAATGAAAACTTCGGTGAAAAAATCTCACTTGGTGTAGATTCCGGAAATTATTATATGGCAATTTCTGCACCCGGAGCACTTAACGAAACTGGTAGAGTATATCTTTACAAGTATGCTCCTATTGTAGAAGATGCATCTCAGACAATTACATTATCTGTTACAGTAGGCCCACCTCAAAATTCTGATACAGGATACAAGTATTATATTAATGATGAATATCGTCCTGGTCTAACATTAGAAGTTGGTAATACATATATCTTTGATCAAACTGATTTAAGCAATGTTTATTTCCCTAATCCTGTAGAAGGAACAGTTACAAATAGACATCCTATTAATTTTAGCTCAGATGATATTAACGGTACACTAGGTAGTGGCACCTTATATACAACCGGAGTTACCTATTATCTAGACAATAGAGCAGTTACTCAATCTCAATACATATCTAGTTTTGATGTAGCTACAACTAGATATGTTAAGGTAGTGGTAACAGAATCAACAGCTGGTGTTTTTTATTACTTCTCTTCAGCATTGCCATTAATGATGGGTAATTCTATAATCAAAAAATATCCAACAATTGCTAAAGAATGGCAAATTGATCAGAATCAAAATTACAAAGGTGTTTATAACGCTACAGGTGCTACAACCTATGAAGTTGGATCTGTAGTATGGTATGACAATGCATTATGGCAATCCTTAGAAGACCAAGTTGGCGACGGAAGTACAATTACTATCAATTCAGGACAATGGCAAAAATTAGATCCTGTGAGTACACAAAGCTCTCTTCCTTCTAATCCTTCTATAAATGACATTGATGATTCCACAATAATATTAGCTGAAGGAATGTTGTCTACAGATCAGTTAGCAGAATTAGTTAAAAAAGGAGATCGATTCGGATCAAGCCTAACTATGAATAGAGACGGATCTATTTTAGTTATAGGAGCACCTTTAAGCGACGGACAATATTTTACAAATTACAGAGGCGAATGGAATGCATATCAAGAATATGCACAAGGCGATACTGTTAAACGCAATGGATCTTATTACCAACTTGGATCCAATGGAGTTGATTCTTCTTATAGAAGTTATGGCGAAACTCCGTCTCCTTCGGGAACACCGTGGAGTTTAATAACCGTTGAATCTTCAACATCGTCTGGAAAAGTTTATATCTACAAGAAAAACGCCTACGGATTATATAATCTAATGCAGACAATTAATGCAGGCAGTTTACCAGATATTAATGATTTGCCTATATATGAAATTGTAGCTTCGGGCGATCTGTTTGGATTTGCTATTGATGTAGATTACTCGGGAACAACATTAGTTGTATCAAGCCCTCAGGCAGATATAGGCCTACAAAATCAGGGAGCAGTTTATGTCTTTAAATACGATACAGATTCTACCATTCCTGAATACAGATTAAAACAAAAATTACAAAGTTATGAAACTTACAACAATGAATTGTTTGGGTTTGGACTTTCAATTAGTGAAAGAACAGAACGAATTGTTGTAGGAGCAAAAAATACTCCTTACATGCTGCCTACGTTATTTGACATTGGTCAAGGAACTAGATTTGACGGTGGCCGAACAACATTCTCAGAAGATCAGGGATATCCTGGACAAGTTTATGTTTTTGAATTAAAAGATCAAACTTATATCTTATCCGAAAAATTACAGGCTAACCTCGGGGACAACGAAGGCTTTGGTTATGCAATTGATGCTACTGCTTCTGCCATCGTAACAGGGTCTCCTGATTATATGGTGTCTGGTATTAAAGTTGGCCGCACTAGAATTTTTAGAAAAGACCCTACAAAAAATAGTTTCACTACAATAGGCGAAGAAACTGATCTAGTTAACATTGATTTGTTAAAGAGCATTTCTTTATACGATGATGAAAAAAATGTTAAGCTAGCAGACGTTGATATTATTGACACAAATAAATTTAAAATTCTAGGCTCAGCTGAAGAAGAAATTAAATTTAAAACACCTTATGATCCTGCAACATATACCAACGGAATAGATCAAGTTGTTGTAGATGCAGACCAAGCATGGTTTGAAAAAAATGTAGGAGCGTTATGGTGGGATTTAAGTAAAGCAAAATGGGTATCACATGAGCAAGGAGATATTGCATACCGATCAGGTATGTGGAATCAATTAGCACCGGGTGCCTCTATAGATATCTATGAATGGGTAGAAAGTCCAGTATCTCCAACGGAATGGAATAAACTTGCAGACACTGTAGACGGATTGGCCAATAATATATCAGGCCAGCCGGCATACTCTAACGCTGCCTATAGTATCAAGAGATTTACTAATTCGGCAACAGGTCTTCAATCAAGTGCAAAGTATTATTTCTGGGTAAAAAATAAAACGGTTATCCCACAGGGGACTCCAGGCAGAAAGATTTCTGCGGCAAACATTGCATCATCAATAGTTAACCCTATTGCTGAAGGTGTTCCAATTATTGCAATTATTGATAAAGATAAGTTTCTTGCTTATAATTTTGATTCAGTAATCAAAGGAAACTCCGCGCTACTTAATATTGAATATTATAAAGCAGAGAGAACTCCAAACGTTATCCATACAGAATATCAATTGCTAACAGAAGGACAAGCATCGAGCTTGCCTAGCGAAGCTTTAGAACAAAAATGGATAGATAGCTTGGTAGGATTTAATCAATCAGGTAATCCAGTTCCGGACCCAACACTGCGTCCTAAACAGAGATATGGATTAGAATTTAGACCAATACAAACTATTTTTGTAAACAGGGCAACAGCCTTAAAAATTGTTATTGATAGAATTAATACTATCCTGACAACAAAACCATTTGGTGATCTAATTGATTTTGAATACTTAAACAAAATAGATCCTCTTCCTAATGCTTCTTTAAACTTATATGATGTATCCATTGATACCTATGTAGAATTATCAGAAGTTGGTATTGTAAGGGTAAAACCTGCTACCTTATCTGCAAATGTTGTAGATGGTATAATTGATACGATTGATGTTATCGATGCTGGATTTGGTTATAGAACTGTGCCACCAGTGGTAATTACCGGTGACGGCATTGGAGCAAAAGCAGAGGCAGTGCTAGATAATCAAGGACGAATAAGTTCGGTTACTGTATTACAGCAAGGAAGAAAATACACAACAGCAGATGTTTCTGTACGTAGTTTTTCTGTACTGGTAAAAGCGGACTCTACATTTAAAAATTATTGGGCAATATATTATTGGGATAGTGTGCGCGAAGGATTTTTTAAATCTAAAGTGCAGGCATATAATACAACCAACTATTGGAACTACCTAGATTGGTATGCAACCGGATTTAATTCTACAACTAGAATTGTCAGAGAAATTCCTAGCATTTTTCAAGAAATAAATTATTCTTTTGAAATAGGTGATGTATTAAGAATTCGAGAATATGCCAACGGTGGATGGGCATTGTTACAGAGGGTAGCAGACGGAACCGGAAGTATTCTATCTAATTATGAATTAGTAGGAAGACAAAATGGAACGATCGAAATAGACAAAGACGTATACAACGTAAAAGTCTATGACTATATTGCCACGTATGATGAAGAAGTCTATGATAATCAACCAACTAGAGAATTAAGAAATATTTTAAATGCTGTAAAGTATAATATTTTTATTGACGATTTAGATGCCGAATGGAATAAGTTATTCTTTACTAGCATGAAATATGTGTTCTCTGAACAACTATATGTTGATTGGGCTTTTAAAACCAGCTTTTTAAATGCCGTACATAACGTAGGCGATTTGGACCAACGTCCAAATTATAAAAATGATAACTTGTCTAGTTTCCAAAGATATCTAGAAGAAGTAAAACCTTTTAGAACTACTATTAGAGAATACACAAGTAGATACACAGATATAGATCATCAAGGTGCAGCTATAACTGACTTTGATGTTCCACCTAAGTACGATAAGCAAAATAAACAGATATTGCCAGTGTTGTCTAACTCTTTAGAATTAGATGCATACCCTTACAAATGGTGGAAAGATAACAATGGATATGAAATAATAGATATTCAGTTGTCTAACTCAGGCGGAGATTATAAAACTCCACCTAAGGTTTATATTACTGGCGATGGCATAGGAGCTACGGCTCAAGCCTACATATCTAACGGTAAGGTATCTGGAATTAAAATGTTAACCACAGGATCGGGATACACTGTAGCCGCTGTTGGATTGATTGGCGGAAATGCTTCTTCGACAAACATCGCTAAAGCATCTCCAATACTAGGCAATGGTAAAGTTAGATCGTTTAATTTAGCATTGCGATTTGATAGAATAACCAAAGACGGATCATATTCAAACTATCAATACGAACAGACGTTTACCGCTGACGGATTTACCGCAATATTTGATTTAAATTATCCTCCTACAAGAGACAAGACCAAGATATCTGTGACTATCAACAGTGAAATAATATTAGATAGTGATTATTCTTTAACATTCTATATGTTAGAAACTGATACTTACGAATTGTTAAGAGGAAAATTAAAGTTAGGATCTTTACCAACAGCAGGCGATGTTGTTACAATTTCCTATGAAAAAGACGATTCTGTTTTAGATGCAGTTGATAGAATTAACAAGTATTATAGCCCAACAGCAGGTATGCTAGGCAAAGAAATAAATCAACTAATGACAGGAATTGACTTTGGCGGCGTACAGATCCAAGGCACTACTTTTGACGTCAGCGGCGGCTGGGATGCTCTTCCTTGGTTTACTGATACTTGGGACAGTGTGGAATCTAATAACGATTTTCACTACATTTCAGACGGAAGTACAAATTATGTAACCCTTCCAGAAGCACCTGCACAAGGTCAACGAATCTCCGTATATCTAAAACGTGTAGGTGATGGCATTGTTCGCAGCATTGATACTTTAGATTCAGCCGGAGCACCGAGAGTTGTATTTGATCCCGGAAAACCTGTTCCAGAAACAGTCCGTATTGATGATCCTAGTTTTGTTGTTTTTCCGGACGGATCCACAAATTGGGACTCAACAATAATATTAAATCCTCATGCTCAAATGCCAACATTTATCGGTGACGGTGTAGCTAAAAATGTTGAAATTGGCCAATACATTACAGTCAATGCTGGCGATACTTTGATATTTAGGCCGTTTGACAGCGATGGTACAGTTAATATTACTGACATTAATATTATTGATACAAATCTTTCTGGAGGAAGTCTCAGTGCAGTTAGCGGAGCCTATATAACAGCTACCGGTACAATGGCTGAAGACATTAGCATAGATGGCGGAAAATTTATTGGACCAGATCAAGTGCCTGCCCCAGAAGAAAATATTCCTGGACAGGTTTTAGAAAGTGTTAGTATTAAAGTATTTCACACAGTCCAAACTGGAGCAACTCCGCTGCAATCAAAAATTGTTAACGGTAACGGCATTACTAAAAATTTCAAGATAGGATTAGATATATTAGAATCTTCATCTTTGATGGTATATCTTGACAAGGTTAAATGTGATAGTACTGACAGCACATTAACATACATTATTGATTATAATGCTAACGAAGTAGTTTTTGTAGATGCTCCTCCTGTAGGCAGTGTTGTTGAAATTTTAGCTATTGGCGTTGGCGGTGCTGCACTATTAGACTATCAAGAATTTGAAGCCGACGGAGAAACTTCTAATTTCTTAACAAAAGCAAATTACACAGACACTACTAGTGTGTTAGTAACAGTAGATGGAGTGCAGGTTGATGCATTGTTTATTAACAGTACCGATGTAACTGATATAACAGGTAAGACTTTGATTCAATTTGCTAATCGTCCCGAGCGTAGACAAATTGTAAAAATTGTTTGTCTAGGAGCATCTGCTGATGTTGATTCTAGTCAGCAATCTGTAGTACGTGTAAATCAACAAGTTTTAATATTTGACGGAAGTACTTTAAGTTATGATCTTGATAAATTTGTAAATTTACAAAGAGCTAGTGCTACTGGATCAGTACTAGTTGAAGTTAACGGAATTAAATTAACAGGCCCCGAAACTGAATTTGTTACCTATGATGGTACAAATAATGTTATTGTAATTTTAAAAGATCCACTGCAACCAACAAATACTGCTACTCAGCAAAATATTGAAGTTTTTGTTAACAATGAGCAAATAAGATATATTTTAGATTATGTTTATGAAGGTAACAATAATACTATAACTGTATCTACAGAAGTATTAACAGTAGGCGATGAAATCAAAGTTGTTGTAGATGTTAGCAGTCAATATACGTTTGATAACAATAATATTGTATTAGCCGGAACAAGTTTTGTAGAAAATGATAGTACAACTACATTGCAACAAGGCGATGCTATCACGGTCACTTGGTTCAGTGAGTACCCAAGCATGAATATTATCAGTGACGAATATTCCGGTGGCAAATCTAGATATCAACTTTCTAGAGAACCAATTAGTGCAAGTTATATTTGGGTATATGTAAATGGACAACGATTAACTCAGGAAAAAGATTATGAAGTTTCCATTCCTAGAAGTTTTGTTTACTTACAACAGCCAACAGTATTAACAGATACAATTAAGATTGTACAGTTTGGAAATTACACAAGAAGACAAAGTTTAGGATTTGAAGTGTTTAAAGATATGCTAAACATACATCATTTCAAACGATTCAGTATAGACAAATCAGTTACCTTAGTTAATGATTTATATTATTACGATCAGGAAATTTCCTTAACAGACGCTTCTGGATTATTTGATCCTATACCATCGAGAAATATTCCAGGAACTGTTTATATCAAAGGCGAACGTATAGATTATTATGTTAAAAACGGAAATATATTATCTCAATTAAGAAGAGGAAGTTCTGGTACTTCAATTGCAGAAATATACCTTGCTGATACTCCTGTAGTTGATGTTAGCCGAGTTGAGAGCTTACCGTATACTGAGGAACAGGAAAGATTAGATTTTGTCAGCGACGGAAGCAGTTTATTAATAGGTCCGCTATCTTATGTTCCTTTGCTCAGCGAAAAAACTTGGACTAGAAATACAATTCCGGTCGAATTTGATACTTGCGATCAAATAGAAGTCTTTGTTGCAGGACGTCGTCTTCGCAAGGATGCTGTCATAGTCTATGATCAAACTCTAAATATAACAAGTCCTCAAGCAGACGTTGAAGTTGAGCCTGAATTTACAGTTGACGGCACAAATCCTTATATTAGATTAACTGACATAGTTCCTGCAGGAACACGTATTACAATCATAAGAAAACTAGGAAAAGTTTGGTATGATAGAGGAGAAAGTTTAGCCAGCTCGGGTAAAACACTGCTTAAAAATCTAGGAGCAATCCCAGAATTTTTAAAACAAAAGAGCACCGAGCTGCCTGAATAAATATACTATGGAACAGAAAAAAACAAGTGAACCGACTATGAAACACCAAAAACCGCAGGAAAATCAACGCCCTAACGAGTCTACAGGATGGCACTTTCAAGGCCACATCAAAATTTTTGATCCTGAAACCAAAGAAGTTTTTATTGATAAACGCAATGCTATCCACTACGAAAATATGAGTGTAGCAATGGTTAATAGCATGTCGAATCAAGGGCAGGGCTGGATCTATCAAATGGCATTTGGCAGCGGCGGAACTACTGTTGATCCTACCGGTTTAATTACATACTTAACTCCAAATACTATTGGAGTTAATACAGGATTATACAATCAAACCTATGCTAAAACTGTTGATCAAAACGCTACAGACAACGTAGATCCAACAAGAAATAAAATGGAAATACGCCATGTCAGCGGTGCAACCTATAGCGATATTGTTATTAGTTGCTTGTTAGATTATGGCGAGCCTGTAGGTCAGCAAGCATTTGACAACAGTCAAGATATGAACAGCAGTTTTGTATTTGATGAACTAGGTTTAAAGAGCTATAATCCTAACGGAGAAGGAAAATTGTTAACTCATGTGGTTTTCCACCCTGTTCAAAAGTCGTTGAATAGATTACTTCAGGTAGACTATACAATACGTGTACAGAGTTTAACTGGTTTCACTGAGGTCTAAACATGCCATATATTGTTAATTTTACAGACAAAGAAAACAAAGTACCTATTACGGTATATGACAACACCTCCAACACAGATACCAGTTTAAAATTTCCTGGTAGAAACGTTACAGGTTATGGACAAATTATTGCAGAAAATTTCCTTGCGGTCTTAGAAAATTTTGCAGGATCAACAGCACCAACAAATCCTATTGAAGGTCAATTATGGTATGATAGTTCTGCAGGTGTTTTACAACTATGGGACAACACACAGTGGAAAGCAGCGTCTAACATTCAAAAAAGCACCAGCGAACCCAGCGTTGAAACAAGTCGAGTTGGTGAGCTCTGGGTAGATACTACTAATCAACAGTTATATGTATTCTCTGGATCAAGCTGGATTTTGATTGGACCTAATTATTCTTCCGGCCTACGAAGCGGCCCAGTTGTAGAATCTGTTATTGACAGTGACAACTACGATAGAGTTATCCTAACATTTTTTATTGAAGACAAACCAATTCTTATTTTTAGTAAAGACAGCTTTACTCCAAAAAATACCATTAGCGGCTTTTCGTCAATTAAGACTGGTATTAACATTACATCGTTAGACATAGGTGAAGGTGGGTTTCTTCCTAAATTCTACGGAACAGCAGTTTCAGCAGATGCTCTTAATATTGCCGGAACTGCAATTAGCTCTGCTAAATTTTTACGTAGCGATACTGTAAACACCACAGAACAAGCATTTAACATTCGTAACAACGAAGGGTTAACATTAGGAGTAGACGGCACATTTAGTTTAACCAGCAGCTCAACAGCGTCTAAAATTTATAATGCCACTGCAGGTTCTAGTATAGATTTACAAACAAATAGAAATGGTATTCCTAATACAGTTGTAAAAATTGTCAACACCACAGTGGGTATTAATGTTGCTGCTCCTGACGAAGCACTAACTGTTAGTGGAAATATTAAAACAGATGGCAGTTTAATTCTAACCAATGCTACAGAAAGCACAAATTTTAACAATGGAAGTTTTAGGACAGCAGGCGGCATAGCTGTATCAAAAGGTATCTTAGTAGGAAAAAACTTAGAAGTTTATGGTTCTACAGTAGTTAATACAATTGAACCAAGAGAAACAGACAAGTATGAAAGCGGTACACAATTTAGACGCTGGAACACCGTTAGAACAAAAACTTTAGTAGCTGATACAATTGTTGGAGCTCTTGAAGGTAACATTATTGGAAATGCCACTACCGCTACTAACCTGCGGTTTCCAACTACTTTTAAAATGCAAGGCGACGTTACATCAGGCAACCTTACTTTTGACGGCCAAGTAGGTGGTACAACTAAAACTTTTGACACTGTTATTACTTCTGGAATTATTTCTAATAAAGTAGAACCAAGTCCTAATAAAAGTAAAAAAGATGATTACACATTGGTATTTAGAACAGGTGAAGGATTATTAAAACAAACTAGAGATGTATTTGTTGGCGATTTGGGTGTTCCTGTAGGAACAATATTACCTTTTGCTGGAGCATCAGCACCCTATGGATATTTGTTATGCGATGGCAGCGAACAAGAAATTGCAAAATATCGTGACCTATACAACATCATAGGTACTACCTATGGCAATCCTTTTAGAGGACAAACTGGATTAACATTTGTATTGCCGGACCTAAGAGGTCGCTTTGCATTAGGTAAACACGACATGGACAATAATTCAACAGTTCCATTAGGTGGCGGATTTGTTGACGGCGGTGGCGGCTTACCAGCTAACGAAACAGTTACAGCTGGAAATTTTGTTATTAATAGAAGATATAAAATTGCCAGCTTAGGTTCTACAGTATGGACCGCAGTTGGAGCATCAAGCAGCGCAATCGGTACAGTCTTTACAGCTACAGGTCCTGGATCAGGAACTGGTGTTGCAACCTTATTACCTAGAGTTGATGATACACAAGCGTCTACATTAGGTGGATCAAAAGGCGATTATCAAAATACGTTAATTCCTACAAATATACCACAGCACGAACACGATTTAAAAGCATTGAAGAGTGATGGTACAAAAGGATTTGATCAGTACTATGTTACAAGATTAGCGACCACAGTCCCAGAAGATACTGCGGTGGCTGACGGAGCATTTTTAGGTAGGGGACCAACTACACCGGGTCAAACACAGTACTTGCCAACGTCGGGAGGAATTCAAGGATATACATCGGCCCAATTAGGTCAACCGTTCTCCATTATGAATCCTTACTTGGTTGTGAATTATATCATCCGTTCAGGACCACCAATATTCTAAGAGATAACAATGGCATACTTAATTAACAAATCAGATGGGTCGGTATTAACAACAGTGTCAGACGGTCAAATAGACAATTTGACCACTGATCTTACCCTTATTGGCAAAAACTACAGCGGTTTCGGTGAAGCATTCAATGAGAATCTTGTTAGACTTCTGGAAAATTTTGCCAGTACATCTAGACCAACAAAGCCTGTAAGAGGACAAATTTGGTTTGACGTTACAGAATTAAAACTAAAAGTTTATAACGGAACAGCGTTCCAACCTGTTAGTTCTGCAACAATTGCCGCAACCCAGCCAACAACACTTACCCCTGGCGATTTATGGTTTGATGATACCAATAAACAATTGTACTTTTATGATGGTATCAGCACATTGCTTCTAGGCCCGTCCTATGGAATTAGTCAAGGTCTAAGCGGAATCAAAGTATCTACAATTTTAGATACATTAAATCAAAGTAAAGTTATAACCAGTCTCTATAATAATGGAACATTGATAGGTATTTTTTCTAGTTCTGGTACTGAATTTACTCCTAAGATTCCTATTGCAGGATTTAGCGGAACAATTACACCTGGATTTAATGCAGGAAGTTTAGCCGGTATAAAATTTAATGTTACTGCTACCAACTCAGAAAGGTTAGGGGGTAGATTAGATACTACTTATGTTCGTAATGATACCAATAGTGAAATTGATGGCCGAGTTAAAATTAATGGCGGAGTTGAAATTGGCGGTGCAGGCAACGTCAAATTATTAGAAGTAAATGGTAATTTATTATTACAAAATACAGGTCAAAATAAAACAGTAGTAATCAGTGCTAGATCCGGTGGCAATCAATACGATGCTATAACTATTGAACCAGCCAGTCAGACTGTTAAGATCTATGATGGATTTACATCCAGTGAAGTTATCACTGGCGGAAATTTAACAGTTAATGGAGATTTAACTGTATTAGGTAACACTGTAGCTGTTGATGTTTCTAATCTAAGAGTTGAAAACAAATTTATTGAGTTGGGTATAAAATCAGACAGCACAGTATTAACTGATGAAGAAGCTGATAAAGGTGGTATAATTTTAAAAGCCACTGCCGATAAAGAATTAATATGGAACTATGCTAAACAAGCATGGGTTAGCAGTGAAAATATTGATCTAGCAGAAGATAGGTATTTTAGTATAGGTGGGATTGCCTTACTACGTAAACAAGGAGATACTTTTGCATTAACCAATGCAGTTACATTGGCAACAGGTATTCAAATTTTTGGTACGCAGGCAGAATTTACCATTGACAATGTTTATATAAATTCTAACAGAATTTCTACGCTAAACTCTAATGGGAATCTTGAGTTAGAACCCAACGGCAACGGAAATATTGCTCTTATAGGGCTTCCAAGAATTACGGATATGGGAGAACCTACAGGAATTTCTGATGCTACAACAAAAAATTACGTAGATACACAATTACGTGCAAGAAGTCTAGCATTTACTTTTGACATTAGTGACGGTATTTCAAATAATGATATTGCAGTTTGGTTAGAAGACCTAGCGCCTGTGATAGAATATGATAATGGTACAGTAGCAAGAATATTATGTACAGTTACTAGTAATCTAAGTACAGACGTTAACCTAAATACAAACTTAAATCAATCAACGGACACATTTAATACTCCGTCCGGAACAGCGTCTGCGGTAACTAACGTAAGTTTTAGTACTCTTGCTATTCCTGGTTCTGCAACTAACATAACAAGATTGATTAAAACTTATCAAATTATTGCAAATGCTTGGACATTTGTAGCATAAAAGGAATTTGGAGCGAACATGGCCTATATAATTAACAGATTTGACGGAACACAGTTAACCATAGTAGATGACGGAGTCTTGGATAACTCCACTCCGTTGAGTCTAGTAGGTAGAAATTACACAGGCTACGGCGAATCGCAAAATGAAAATTTTATTTTCCTATTAGAAAATTTTGCAAATATTAGCCCACCTACTCGTCCGCTAACGGGGCAGGCATGGTATGACAAAAATGCAAGAGCACTTAAAGTTTATAACGGCACTACTTGGTTAAGCATTGGTAATGCAACAGTCAGTGAAACTGAACCTGCTCATAGCAATGGCGGCTTGTGGTTAAAAACAGTCACTCAACAATTGTATATCAGTGACGGTACTACATGGAGATTAATTGGACCAGAAGCAGTTGAGGGATTTGCTGTTACCAAAATGACCAGCAAAAAGATAAAATCTATTACCGGTCAATATTATCCTGTTATTACCACTGAAATAAATGCTGTCACAACAGCTATACACGCCGACGCTGAATTTACAATTTCTACAGATGAAGCAGTCCCTGGATTTACAATAATTTATCCAGGATTAAATTATCCAGCTACTGGCGCATCTGAATCGGTCACAGAAGAAGTATTAACTTCTATAGTATTGGTTGACCCAACCAATACTAGATTTAACAATTTAGTTTTGACACAAGAAATAGCTCCGGGTACCTCAGCATCATGGTATCAATTTTACTATAGCGATGACCGCAATATATATTTAGGTCAGTTAACTAAGGATGCAAATTGGAAATTATTCGATAGAATTTCTAATATTACCAAATATTCTCAAGTTCTCATTGCTGATCCTAGAGGAATTACTACATGGTATGATGCTCCTCCTCAAACAACTAGTTCAGCAACAGTAGTTACAGGCCCTACTATTAACGGAACTACATCATTTATAGTTTCGCCGGTACCAACGTCAAAATACGCTGTTACTGGTAATGTAAGAGGTAATGCAGATTCTGCAACTAGATTAAAAGATGCAAGAACAATTAACGATGTTAATTTTAACGGTACTAATAATATAGTTATAAAGGCCAGTACAACAAATTCTCTAACGCCTGGCGATTATATTTTAGGACAAACATTTGACGGTGGGATAGCCCAGACCTGGGACATTGATGCAACTCCTCAAAATTTAGTAGGAAAAGTAGTAGCTAGAGATTCAACAGGTGGATTTTCTGCAACTGCAATCACAGCTGATTTATTTGGCAATGTAACTGGTAGTGTCACTGATTTAGGAATTAGCTATTTTAATGCTATTAATGTAAGTAGAATAACTGGAGATACATTTAGTGGTTTATCTGCTCGTGCAACAAAACTAGCTGCACCTAGATTAATTAACACAATTCCATTTGACGGAACAGCAGATATTACTTTGCCAGTGCCTGCCAACACACTTACCACAGATACTCTAGCAGATAACGTTGTAAATTCTAGTCTAGTAAATCTAGGCAAATTAGAATTTTTAGAAGTCGAAGCTCCTGGTATAAAAATTGGCGACGGAAATAACATTAATATTTTCATTGAAGGCTTTACTCCGACTATTGAGTCTGATGTTAGCAACGCTATTAAACTAAAACTGGCCACAGGCAATGCTAGCCTTGCACAAACTACAATTACATTTGTTTCTTCATTAACTGCCAGTCAAAACGGCGGCCTTGCTCCGGCATTGGTTCCAGATTTCACACTATCAACCAGTGAAGATCTAAGACCAGCCCTAGGTTTGCCAAGTTATAGATGGAGCAATATACATGCCAAGAAAGTTACTACAGATACTGCTCAACTAACAACCCTTACT